AGCTCATTTTGCCGTGTTTCCTCCAACATTAGTAGAACCAATGATTCAAGCTGGTTGTCCTGAAAATGGCATTGTTTTAGACCCATTTATGGGAAGCGGAACAGTGGCAGAGGTTGCATTAAAGCTAAATAGAAGGTTTGTTGGAATAGAATTAAACCCTGAATATATAAAAATAGCAAAGAAAAGAATAAAAGAAATTTTACAATGACTTTTTATTGGGGGAATTTATGCTTTTTTATCCAGACGATTTTATTGACCAAATAATTTGCGGCGATTGCTTAGAAGTAATGAAGGAGATACCGGATAAGAGTATTAACCTTGTATTAACTGACCCACCTTATGGACATAATAATAATAATGGCGATTTAATATCTCGGCGGGAAGCCGCATTAGGAAAAGGCGATTATATTCCTGAGCGAGATAATCGTCCCATAGCCAACGATGGAAAAGAAGCGAACGAAATATTTGAAAAATTTATTCAAGAGGTATCAAGAATTTTAACAGAAGATGGTTGTTGTTGTTGTTGTTGTTCTGGTGGTGGTGGCCCTGACCCTATGTTTGCTCGACGGTCTCTAATAATGGATAAATACTTATCTTTTAAACAAATGATAGTTTGGGATAAGGGACCGATGGGTATGGGTTGGAAATACCGCAGAAGTTATGAAACCATTTTAGTAGCCAGTAAAAAAGACAAGATGGCATGGTATGACAATAGTAAAAAAATAGAAAACATTATTCGACCTGGTTATAAAGGTATAAGAAAAATAATTCCTTCAAAAGACCAACATCCAACCCAGAAACCAGTTAATTTAATGAAACATTTCATAGAGCTTCACACCAAAGAGGGTGATATAGTGCTTGACCCCTTCCTTGGTTCTGGTACTACCGCAGTAGCCTGTCTTTCATTAAACCGTCATTTTATTGGAATAGAACTATCACCTGAATATTGTGAAATAGCAAAGAAAAGAATAAAACCGATTATACAAAACCAACAAATATTTTAATGGGGGTTATTTCTTATGATTTATCGTCTTAAAAAGGATTTTGTTATACCAAAGGGTACGGAATTTCGGAATGTTGATTCAACCCAAACCACATGGATTTCCGGGAATTATGAAGCCATTATCGGTATTACGGATGACAATGCTGCTTCTTTTATTATTAATGATGACGACCTTCCCGAAGATTATTTTGAAGCTCTTGACTTTGTAAAAATATAATGGGATATAATTCCGTTGACCAACCGAAGCGGTACTTTTTTTATGTATCATATCTTTCAATTATCAATGGTGCGGTGCGTCGGGCGCTTGAGGACGGGGCGTTTTTAACCGAATTTGAGACCGACGACTTAATTGGTCGATGCGAGATTCTTTTACACAACCTGAACAAGATGAAGGAAGAGGGGGTTGTGTTAGATGACAAAGAATGATTCTTGGGTTGAAAAGGTGTTATTAAATGAACCATTAACAGAATCGGAATTTAAGGTTGCGGAAAGGTGGTTGGACGAAAAAGGAATAAGGTATGAAGCCCCGTGGTCGTATTTGCCCGGACCGAGTGCTGGAAAAAGGTATTGGATAGATATTATAAGAGCATCTGATGAGTGAGACCAAATATAAGGGGGAATAAATAATGATGTTTACCACAACAAACCTTGAAAAGCAAATAAGGAAATTACGAGAAGCGATTAATTATAGAGATTGGCAATTAGACAGGCTTAATGTTGCAATCAAGCAGAAAGACGAAGAAATAGAACACCTGAACAATGTTGTTAAGGTAAAAGAACAACAGGCTGATTCCCCGAGCCATATGTTGGAAGATAAAAAAACAGAGATAACAATGCTTAATAAGGAAAACAAAAAATTACAAGATAAAATTGAAACCATGCAAGAAGAAATAAACGAATGGGAAAGAATGAATAACTATGCCGAGGCAAAATGTGAGGAAAAAATAGAAGAATGGAGAAAGAGTTATTGGGTGTTATGGGATAGATATATAGATAACATAGAAATTACCAAAAAAGAAAGAGAAGCATTAGAGAAAAAAATAGAAAGTTTAAATTTTGTAAGCTTATTGGTGGACAATCAAAACCTATTTGAAGCCAATAAGAAACTGTATGAAGAAAACGAACGACTTAAAAAAGAGCTTGAACAAGCGAGGGAAGATTTGTCTGGAGAATGTTATAGGAATGGTGAGCTTTATAAAAAACACGAAGAATTAAAAAAAGAATGTGAGAGGTTAAATAAGGCAGTTGATATTATGAGGGAATTAAAAACGGCAATGAAAAATCTGCTTTCCCTGATTCAACTATAGTTTTTAGGTATAGTAAGTACCCACAATACATTTTAAAAACGTAAGACGATAAAACATACCACCCCGAATCAGAAGATGCAACCACGGGGTTCTCCGTGGTGAATCCGATGAAATTCGGGGTATTTTATTTCCTTATTTTTAATTGTGCAAACAAAACCCCATTATCCATAATAGTCAATAGGTGGAAAAATGTCAATACCCAACCAGCAAATAGACCCCGAATTGGAGGCTCACTATAATGACCTGATTAAACGTGAGATACTTCTCGTTCAACAGAATCCCATTCGGTTTGTTTTGAAACATTGTATTACCGTAGATGAACACGACAGGATTACCCCCTTTAAAAATTTTCCCGAAAAGGAATACATTATTGAAATTATCAGGCGGTGGTATAAGTCCGACAGGGTATTAATCCCCAAGTCACGCCAGATGATGATAACGTGGCTGATGATGGCGCTTCATTTGTGGTATGCCCTTTCCCCCGGACAAAAGGTATTAATCCTTTCCAAAGACGAAACAACTGCTAACGACCTGATTGAGAAACGTATTATTCCCATAATTGAAAGGTTGCCCCCCTATCTTCGTCCGCCCAACTTTGATGTTGGTCGAAACTGGAAACCAAGCAAGGGTGAATTATCCTTCCCGGAACTTAATTCCGAAATAAAAGCTTTTTCAAGTTCTAATCGAAGTGCGAGAAGTTATACCGCAAGTGCTTTTTTCTTTGATGAAATGGCACACCTTGACAATGTGGGTGAAATCTGGAAAGCAATTAAGCCCACAGTTGACGGTGGTGGAAAGTTTACCGGGGTATCAACCCCGAATGGGAAAGAATTTTTCTACCATTTGGTTGCCGATGAATCGGGACTTCCCGACAAAAACGATATATACCACATTGAAGAAGTAACGTGGGAAAGAAAGCAAGTTATTAAGGGATTATGGGAACAGCATAACGCCAACGGGTTTGATGTGTTGTGGCTTTATTACTATGCAGACCCCGACAAAGACCCGGAAAGAAATGGATTGCAATGGTATCGGAAGGCACGGAAGGGTTTTTCCATCAAAGAGTGGGAGCAGGAATACGAAATATCCTTTATTTCTTCGGGATTAGAACCTATTTACCCCGGATTCAAGCGTGAAATTCACGTTGCAAGTTCACGCCTTACTTATAATCCACAAAAACCATTGTTAATCGGGTGGGATTTTGGGTACAAGGTACAAGCGGTTATTATCTGTCAACTTGACGACCAAGACAGGATTATAGTTTTACGGGAATTAACGGGCAATAATGTTGACACGTGGACGTGGACGAACGAGGTTTTACAGTATGTTGTCAAGAACTTTCCTGATGCAAGTGAGCGGTATTCGTTTTGTGACGATGCTGGTCGTCAGCGCTATGAAACATCTGATTTATCCTCTTTTGACATTCTTACCGCTTATGGGTTTACCCCCATATCAAGCAAAAAACCAATTATGTTTGGTGTTGGGCTTATCCGCAGACTTCTTGCTTTGCGACCAGACGGAACGCCCGGTATTTATTTTGACCCCTCATGTGAGTTTCTTATAGAGGGATTTGAAAAAGGGTATCACAGACCAAAAAGCGGTGAAGATAAGCCCGTCAAGGACGGGTTATACGACCACTATCAAGACGCTTTCAGATACATTATCCAGAACTACCTTCCCAATGTGACCGACCCCCTTTATTTAACCGGGAAACGCCCACGATATGAACCAAGCCACGATGATGAAGGTGTCGGTTTATACCAATCCGCAACAGGATATTAAGGAGATTAAAAACTATGGCTTTATCCCCTGCTTTTACCAAGAGAATGGAAGAATATTTAAGTGAAATTCGGTCACGAAACCAACGCCTACAAGGTGGTGTGGAAAGTGCAAGTGCGGTCAACCAGGAAATTTCCGCAACCCCAACTCTCAATCGACCACCCGAATTTATCCAAGAACGTGCCTTACAGTTAGGAAATATTAACCGACCACCATCGACAGAACCACCGAAAATTCCAGAAGAAATGTCGCTTGAAACACCACAATCATCTCAAATCCCGTCATATCTAAAAGGTGTCAAGCTTGGTGGTGATAACGTACCTAAAATTGATTTTCTTGAACGGGCAAGGCAAGACGCCTTAAAACGTGACCAGCTTTTACAACAGCAACAACAACCATCAACACAACCAACTTATCCAGTAGATGAAAACCAATTTTGGGGGGTACGAGGTAGCTCGTCTATTTTGGATGACCCACGGTTTTCCGCCCAATCTTCACCAATAACACCAACCGTAGCTTCAGCCCAGGCTTCTTTTGCACAACCAACTCAACCACCAATACAGGCGCAACCCATTGACCCCAACTCTCCACTTATGAAAGTGGTAAATGGTGGTGCAACCATTATTGACAACTATGGAGAAAAGATGGACCAAACTTATGGCATACATAGATTCAATCCTGGAATTGATGTGGCAGCCAACGTAGGCGACCCCGTACAAGCGGTAGTAGGGGGTCAAGTTGCCCTTGCCAGATTTGTCCGTGGCTATGGGAATACCGTCATTGTCGATTCTGGGGATGGAGATATTCAGATGTACGCTTACCTTAATGATTTAAACGTGCAACCTGGACAGGCTATCCAAGCCGGAATGTTATTAGGTTCAGTTGGGACAACCGGACTAAGCGATACCCCCTCTCTCCACTTTGAGGTAAGGCGTGGGAACAACGCTTCATACGTCAATCCTGTGCAGTGGTTGCAACAAAAGGTTGGTGGGGCAGGAACGGCAAACATTGGGCTTGGGGGTGCTTTTTAATGCCATTAAAAAAAGGAAAATCAAAAAAGGTTGTTTCGGAAAATATTGGGGAATTGGTGAAAGCCTATAAATCCAAAGGGAAAATAGGGAACACCAACCCCAAAAGTATGGAACACGCCCAAAAAATAGCGGTTGCGATTGCGAAGGATAAAGCCCGAAAGAGTAAGAAAAGGAAGAAAAAATAATGGCAAAACAGACATCGAGCGAATTATATAAATTTATTATGGATGAGTGTATCATTCCCACGGAAAGCGAAACATCCGACTTAATAACCGAGTGGAAAAAGTATGAAGATATTTATGATTGTACCCCACTTTATGAAACCAAGCCCAAACCGTGGAACGGTGCATCCAATCTTTATATTCCGGCTACCAAAATTGCTATAGATACTGTTATCGCAACCATGGTGAACTCTATCCTTGCTCCCGACAGAATTGTTGACGCTGAACCGTATCGTGGTCACAGTTCGGCAGCGTTGGCTACTGCTGGAAAGATTACTAATTTTTTGCACTATGCAACCAATGAGGATATTGCTGATTTTAAAATGAACTTATCTCATTGGTTGTGGTGTGCAGCGGTATATGGTACGGGGATTGTTAAAACAACGTGGATAGTCAAGCGGAGAAGGGTGGGGAAATATGAAGAACTAACCGAGTTTGATTTAGCCTTTGGGGTTGAAAGGAAAAAGCGAGTTCCAACATGGGAAATGGAAACCTATTATGATGCTCCGTATATGGCGGTTGTCAATCCCGAAAACTTTCTTATCCCCTTATCGGCAACATCAATTCAAGATGCTCCATTCGTAGCCGAAAAGATTTTTATCCCGTGGCACGTTGTTAAACAGAGACAGCGTGAAGGTCTTTATCAAGATATTGATTTAGTTAAAGAAGAATATTCTCCCGGTGAACTGGAACAGAACCAAGACGAGTATCAGGGTGCAAATCAAATTAATTCTTTTACTAATGGAATATTTGCTTATGACTTTTGGGGATTAGTTGACATAGAAGGAAACGATAATCCCGTTGAAGCCCACATTGTTTTGACCAAAGACCAAGGCAAAATCCTTAAAATTGAACCCCTTCCTTTCTTTCACGGCAAACGACCATACGATGTATATCGAATGAAATCTAAACCCAACCGCTTTCATGGTATTGGCTTGTGTAAGGTGGGAAAAGACCTTCAAGAAGAAATAAACACTATTCACAATATGAGAATGGACAATAGCAACCTTGCGATTAACAAGGTCTATCTTGCAAGGATTGGTGCATTGATTGGAAGAAAGCCCGAAGACATTCGCATCTTTCCCGGTGCGGTTCTTCCTGTGACCAATAAAGACGATATTGCAGTTTTAAATCATGGTGATGTGAATCACAGCAGCGTCAACGAGGAAGCCATTGTCCAGTCTTATTTCGATAAAGCAATGGGTGTAACCGACTTTTCACAGGGATATATTCCTAACACTGCAAGACGGGCTGCTGCAAGTACCGTTATGTCGGTTATGGCTGAGGGCAACAAAAAGATTGAAGAACGATTGAAGTATTTTCATCTTCCTTTCAGCGAGGTATTTGATAAACTTCAATCCCTGTATTACCAGTATATGAACAAAGACAAACAATATCTTGTACCGGGTGGAGATGTATATGAAGAAATTTCCCCCGATGAATTAGCCCTCAAGTGTAAATTTAACATTCGTGGTATTCAATTAAGCAACAGTCCTGATGTGAAAAAACAAAACATGATTCAGGCTTTTGCTTTATTAAGTAAAAATGAGCTTCTTGCAAAAGACCCGAAGTTTATGGTCATTTTGACCCGTGAGCTTCTCCGAGCCTTAGAACTTCCCATTAATCCCGAAGAAATATTAAGTGATGAAGTGGTGGCACGACTAACCCAAATTCAACAAACGCAAATGATGATGGCTTCACAACCAAAACCGGGTGGAAACGGTGGAAGTGATTTAGTAAGGCAAATAGAGGGAGCAACAACTGGACAGCAAGGAGCAGCGATGGGGGGTATGAGTAGTGGTGCTGGAATTAACACGGGGTCATTTAGACCGACTGAAACACCTTAGAACGTATCCTGAATGGGAACTATTCCAAGAAGTGTTGGAGGACGAAATCAATGAACTAATCGAATCGCTTATTAATACCGGACTTTCATCAGATGATAAAAGGTTGGCATGGGCTATAGCGACCCAGGCGGCAATTAACGCTTATCGCAGAGTATTAATGTTACCTGAATTTTATGAAATGTCATTAAGACTAAACCCGATTAACCCCGAATCAGAGGACAATTAATCCGGGTAATAAAGGAGTTATATTATGGAAGATTTAGAACAAACGACCCCACGAGGACAATCGTTTGACGACCCAATTGAACCTGTTTCAAATACGACCCACACCCATGGTGATGGACAATCGGAAAGCGAAACCAATGTAGCAGAGAATACCGCCCCAACGGAAGAAACCAGTCAACCCGATTCACGGTTTGAGGGGAAAACCGTTGAGGAAATGGCTGAAATCAATCGCAATGCACAGCGGAAAATTACCGAACAGGCACAAGCCATAGCCGAATTTCAACGGCAATTGGAAGAAATGCGAAGTTTCCAACAGCAACAACCACAGCAACAATGGAAACAGTTTCAGCCAAACCAACACTTTCAGCAAACCGCTGAAACCCCTTCACCCATTGAAACGCCAGAGCAGCGTAACGCACGATTACGACAGGAACGATTGAAAATGTTGGAAGACCCCGAAGCGTATCGGAAAGAGATACAACAGGAAATACTCCGAGAAGTCCAAAGAGAGTTTAAGCCCATTAAATGGGGTCAACAACGAAGCCAACTGCGTCAACAGTTAGCTGAGGTTTCGGACAATGATTTTTCTTTAATTGACCAGCACATTATGCAACGGGCAAACAATGACCCGGTTTTGCGTGACAATCCAAGTGGGTATGACATTGCAGCGTCTTTGTATTTAGGTGAGCAAATACGAAAACAGCGAGTGAACCGTACCTACCAGACCACGCCAAAACCAAACATTGAAACCCCCGGTGCTACGCCAACAACAAAGAAATACTCACCCGAAGCCGAGGAAATAGCGAAAAGACGTGGAACAAAAGCAGAAGATGAGCAACGTATGCTCGACATGATTAAACAAGGTAAGTCAATATCAATGGATTAATGGAGGGAAACCATGAGTAATAAAAAAGAAGAAACTGTAGAAGTTACCAAAAAACTTTCGCCAGAAGAAATTGTGAGACGTGCGAGACACCTGAACCCCTTTATGGTTGACGGTAAAAAAGAAGATATGTCCTATCGTTTCGTTGCCAAAGACCCAAACAAAATGGCTGAGGCTGAAATGAAAGGATGGGAAAAGGTATCAACGGGTGACGAACAGCATAAAGACCTGAATCACCTTTCCTTTAAAAATGCGTACGGCAAGAAAGACGGTGGGGATACGACCATTCAAACCGCCCATTCTGTTTTGTATGCCCGACCAAAGGAGATAACCGAAGCCTTCCAACGTGACCAAGAGGCACGGATTAGTAGGAAAGACCGTAATATTCGTGAGGCACAAGAACGTATGGCGAAAGCAGTAAAAGATAAAAACGAAAGAAAAGCAAGAGACGCATATCACGAATTGCAATCTCTTGTAAACAGTTAAAACAATAGAGGTGATAGTTCATGTTTTTTAAGCCACTTGACCCTAATTTACCAACCTTTGAAATCACCCTTGCTGCATCACAAACCATCAAAAAGGGTATGGCGTTAGACCATAGCTCAGGTGCATGGTCGGAAGCAGACAGCGGTGATATTCCCGGAGCAATTGCAGCCGAAGATTGTACTACCGCTGCTGGTGAAACGACTACAACCATTCGGGCATGGTTAATTAATATTGACCAAATATGGATTGCTCAAACCAAAGAAACTGCAGCAACCAAAGCCCATAATTATGGAGCGGTGGGAGATTTTGACAATACCAGCCATACTCATCGGTTTGACTATAGTACCACAACCGATAAATGTATGCGGTGTCTCGACAAAACTCCAACAAGTGACTGGGAAGGAACCGGAACGACTGAAATTTATGTTCGTTTCCTTCGTAGCCAATGTGGTGCAAACTCTACAACCGCTGCTTAATTAATTCTACCCAACACAGCAAAGAGGTGAATTTCGAATGACTATGGTATCAGGTGAGTTCTCTAAGTTATTATCAGTTAGGGATACTTACAATCAAATAAAAATGGGATGGGTTGACAACGACCCCCCAAGTATGTATGGCAAATTGTTTAATGAAAGTTCTAAGTCTCTTTGGGAAACCAAAGATTATGGGTTGATTGGCTTAGGTGAATATCAGGATTGGGATGCAGAATCGGATACAATTATTCCCGATGATGCCGATACTGAATATACGTGGACTTATACAATGGCGTATTACGCCTTGCAGTTTGCGGTCACTAAGAAAATGCAGGACTTCAACCAATGGGATTTTGTCGCAAAGTGTGCAAAATCGCTCGGTCGTGCTGCACGCCAAACAATTGAAACTCAGGCTTTCAACGTATTTAACCGTGCTTTTAACAGTTCTTATACTGGTGGAGATGGCAAAGAACTATGTGCTACCGACCACCCCAACGCATATGATGGTTCGAACATTGCAAATGAACCGTCAACCGCAACCGACTTCACTCCGGACGCATTATATGCAGCAATTAACTACTATGATACCTTAGAAAATGAGCGTGGTCATTCCATATCTTTAACCCCACGAATGATTGTTGCCCATCCAAACAACCGCAAAACGATTGCCGAGGTATTAAATAGTACCCTTGCTCCATATACTGCTGAAAATCAGAAAAACTTCTTTACCGATTTAAGCCTTGAAGCCGTCTTTTCCAGCAAATTAACCGATACCGATGCATGGTTCGTGTTGACCAAAAAAGACCAAAACGGTTTGAACATCTTTTGGAAATATAAACCACAAATTGACCACTATGTGGACAATGAAACCAAAAACATTGTTTATCAGGGTCATTTTTGTAGAGCGATTGGCTGGACAGGGTTTCGTTGGATATATGGCTCTCCAGGGGCTTAACTTGACATGGTAAGGTAATTTAATCTTTCCTCCTCTCTTGACGGGTGTTAGCTTTCCGGGTAACACCCGTCTTTTATTTCTACTACAAAGGAGATACGCTTATGTCTGCTGTTATGAATTGTACAAGGGTTACTTCTTCAACCCAAATCGCAACCAAACCCTGCATTTACTATGGGTTAAAAGCTCCAATTAAAGCAAGTGGAAAAATAGATGTTTATAACGAAGGCGATGATTCTGCAACCGCTGCAAAACACGTTGTTCCCCAGTATGACAATGGGACGGTTGCGGTTGACGACATAATTCCCAACGGTATTCGGTGTGGAAATGGATTGTATGTCAAACTTGCTACCGCTGACGAAGCTTATGTTTATTGGAATTAAGGATGGTACAAAGAATGAAAAAACAAAATTTTATTGGTGTAAGTGGGCATATTGTTATTACCAACGCATTAACAGGTGAAATAGTTTATGAGGGAGATAATCATGTTACCGATGTTGGGTTAGGGTGGATTGCCGACCAATGCAGTGATGCCGGTGAGGCTGCTATTTCCCACGTTGCGGTAGGAACTGGTGTTTTAAATAATGATGGGACAGATACCGCCTTAGCCGCAGAATTGGCACGAGTTGCTATAACCAGCAATATCCAAACAACTACCTCGTTTACCGTGGCAGCACAGTTCCCGGCTGGAACTGGGACAGGAACACTAACTGAAGTTGGAATATTTAACGATGCTTCTGCTGGTACTTTAATTGCCGCAAAAGTTATTAATATTGGGAAAGAGGCTACGGATTCTTATAACATATACTGGACAATTACTTTTACCCGTGCGGCGTAATGGAGTGATGTGATATGGCTGCTAATTTTCCAACGTCTAACCCTTCTTTTACAAAAAAAGACTATGTTAATAGAGAAACACCATTAGTTGCTGATTATAACCAAGCATTAGAAGAAATTGAGGCGATTGGGTCATGGATACTCAGTACATCACCCCTGAATATTTTAAGAACAGACAACACAACCGAATTTACTCCTACTGCTAATTACCATCCGGCAACTAAAAAGTATGTTGATGACAATGCCGGTACTGGTGACATGGCAAAAGCTACCTACGATACGGATAACGATGGAAGGGTAGACGTGGCTGAGGGTATTGATGACGGAACAAACAGCGCAACCGCAGCAAGCATTAAGGACGCTGTAGACAAAAAACATACACAAAATACCGACCAATATCTTGATTTTGGTGGCATTAGCCAGGTAGCCGTTGCTGATGCCAAAGACGCCGTAACTAAGAAACATAGCCATAGCAATTTACCCCTTTTAGAAACTTACACTCAAACTGAAACCAATTTAGCCGATGCCGTTAGTAAAAAACACACCCAAGGAACTGATACCACACTCGGAACGATGACCGCAGATATCAATATGAACAGCCATAAGATAACTAATTTAACCGACCCAACTAATGATCAAGATGCTGTTACTAAGAAATATGTAGATGATAGTATATCAGGAAAAGCAAATATGGTATCTAATCCTATTGAAGATAATCTTGCTGGATTAACTTCAACTGGAGACTTAAAAGATATTGGGAAAAAAGTAACGGATTTTGTGCAAAATAAAAATACTGAAGGCACAATTTATTTAAAAACAGTAAATAATACATTACGATATTCAACAAATGATACTAACTACATTATTGTTAATACTTTAACTGATACATATGGTTTAGAATGGAACAAAACAACTGATTCCTATACCAGATTGAACGATGCTGAAGGAAAAA